AACGAACAAAATAGCACAAGTAATATCTGATGTAATTTGCGGTCAGATACGAGAATAAATTCAATTTATTCCGAATTGCAAATCGGCATGCTGTCACCCGCGTGTACGTTAGGGGGGATTATAAAACTGGTTTTGTAATTTCACGCCTTAGTAATTGAATTACAAAAAAAAATTGACGTAGTGCTAACGAAGTCACCGATAAACGGAATCAACGGAGTTGATGCAGTGCGGGAGGCAAGGGATGTAATGTGAATAAGTACTAGATTAGGAATAAATCAATTATGCGTAGTTTATACCGAGGATTCTCGCTGCACGAGTTCCGCCAAAAGCACAGCACTAAGTTAGTAGATCTCGACTTAGTTAAAATGAATTTACTTACTCACATCTATACCAGCAAAGGTGAGAGATTAAAAATGACAAAGTTTGGAACAAGGATTCCAGGTTTGTTATTTGAACCAATGACAAAGGAAGCAATAGATATAGTGCGCGAGGACTTGACTTATGTATGCAACTACGACCCGCGCGTAGAACTCAAAAATTTGTCTGTCGTTCCAAATTGGAATGCACATGCAATCATTGCAACAATAGAGTTGAACTACATTGAATTAAATCTAATTGATGTACTTTCTCTGCACCTGGAATTTGGTGGTTAATCCACACTCCAACAAGTTGTACTGAATTCAATCGGGCAACTTACCTAGTAGGTACCTAGAGCTAGTAATTACTAAAGATAGATGAGGACTTCGTTAGCACTACATCCTCATCTATCTTGCGTTTTAAGTTACATTGAACTTTGGTTTTACTTCACTACGTTACACAACCCCAAAGTTCAATGTAACTTAAAGTTTTTATCCCTCGGGGATATGAGTGATTTGTTTGGATAAATAACAAATCACTCATGCCGCGCACATGTCAAATAAGTACGGCGGAACTTACATATTACCTAAATGCCAGCTGCTCCAAATACTAACTTTGCCGAACAATGGCAGTCAACATACGATGTTTTAAAGAAGTCAATTTCTTATAAACAGTTTGATTATGATGAAATCAAACAAGTTCTCATAAGCTATCTCCGAACATATCACCCAGAGTATTTCAACAACCTTATTGAAACGGATGAAATGCTACCCTTAATAGAGTTATTCGCATATGTAGGGGAACTGTTTGCATATAGGGTAGACGTAAACACACAAGAACACATACTGGGTAATGTTACCCGCAAGTCCTCAGCCCTGCAACTAGCAGCGATGATGGGGTACACACCCTCTCGTCGGACCCCAGCAACTGGTCTGGTTAAAATAGATACCCTAACTACAACTGAATCAATTATCGACCAACAGGGTGTGGATTTAAAAAATAAAGCTGTTAAGTGGAACGATCAAACCAATTCAAATTGGCAGCTTCAGTTTGAATTAATCCTCAACAAAATTGTCAATAATAAGACCGGAATCATAAACGACTCAGACAAGCTGAATCTTGATGGTACGATAGTCGAGAAGTTCTCACTTAATGTTGCACCAACGGCGAATGGTGTGTACAGGTACACAGTCAACCTCGATAAACTAAATTTGCCGATGGAGCTCGTTCCGGTAAAATTAACTGAGAGTGCTATTGCTGAGTACCCAGCATCGGGGGATAGATCACTCGACATTCTTAGGCTCAATGATGGATTTGGAGTAGGGTCAAGAAACACTGGATACTTCTTCCTAACCAAGCAAGGACACTTATCACCAACCCCCTTGTTCTTTGATGGCGCAACGGTAAACCACACAGATGCGCTCCGGATCAATGGCATCAATGATACAGACGTCTGGCTTGCGGAATTGACCTCGAGTGGTGATTTCGTTCGCCATTGGACTCAAGTTGACAATATTGCATACAATAGCCCAACAAACGACCGCAATGTATTTCAGGTTGAGACTCTTGAGGGTGATGGGATTCAATTGGTATTTGGAGATGGTAACTACTCTAATGTACCCACTGGCCATTTTACTCTCTGGACTCGTGCTAGTGAGGCTCTCACACAATCAATCCCCGTGTCGGTGATACAGAAGCGAGTGATGATTCTTGAGTACCAAGACTTGTATGGTAACAAACAACGTTGTACAGTACAATTCTCTCTAACGACTCCAATTGAGAATCAATCCGAGTCTGAATCGATTAGAAAACTTCAGCGGGCAGTTCCTGGTGTGTACTACACTCAGGACAGGATGGTTAATGCTCAAGATCACGAGGGGTACCTACTCCAAGATCCATCCATCGTAAAAATTAAGGCGGTCAATCGAAGCTTCACAGGTCAGTCGAAATATTCAGGCTGGAACGACGGTAGTGAAGTGTATGAAAATGTAAAAATATTCAGCAATGATGGTGCATTCTACTTCAAGCCAACCATCAAGCTAAAAGAAGTTCTCAATCCTAATAACTCAATCCCAACAATTGTGTTCGCCCTCACACACGTGGAGCCATTACTAGCTGCACCTGACCTCTGGTTGGGTATTGTGCAGAGAAATGCGGCGAATGTACAAGTTAGGACGTACCTTACAATACCAGAGCGCTCTCAACTGGTCAACGCTCTAGATTTGCTAACTAGCGGTGGCACAGTCGGCTTCAAGTGGGACATTACGACAAACACTTGGATAATCGGACTGAACCTGACTGTAACTCCTGATATTACAATCAATGTGATGACATCGACACGGGGTTGGGTAATAACCTCATATACCGCCGCGACTATATTCTCCAGCGCAACAACTAAATTTTGGAACTACTCGCTAGGATCTCAATTAGATTACGATACCTTATTGCCAACAGCTGACCGAATTACAATTCTGAAAGCTAACGTCAACAAAACAAAAAATGGTGTGCTTACAGATGATGTTGTGTTTAAGGTCGCTGGCAATGTAGTCACATATTCTTCGCTGCCGAATCAAACTACTGTAGATTTATCAAAAGTAGAACTAATCGGTTCAGATTCGAATGGAGATGGGTTCCCAGAAGACCTTGCAGCTGAGTCACTACTAAACTCGATATACACCTTCGCGGTACCACAAAATAGTGCCATCGATTTAACACTACCCGACAAGTACCTACGGGGATTTGGTGACGTCAGTGCAGTGTACGGAAACTCGGATCCGGTAACGTGGGAAGAAGATCCGACTGGTATGTCAGGCCAACTAGTCAACATAATTAAAATTGCTGATACGAGATCTAACACTCAGATCACGGTGGTTGTACGCGACTTTGTGTACTTGTCTCGGCCCAATACCAACTCGGATTTCATCATCCAAGAGGACACAGATTCTGTCAGATTAAACTACGCTTACGACTTCGCTCATAACCTATACATTCGTTACCCTGGACGAAAAGATTTGAACTTTTTGTGGGAGCACTACACAGACTCATTCAACTTGGTAGATCCGGTACACACCAACGTCAACGATTTGTACATAATCACCAAACAGTACTACGTTGATACTCTGAACTGGCTCCAATCAGACGCCCCTCAACCAGAAGTGCCTAGTTACTTCCAACTCAAGACGTCGTATTCTGCCTACCTACAGAATGCAATGATGTCTGATGAGGTGATACTTCGCCCCGGTAAATTCAAAGTATTGTACGGTAAAAATGCTCCACCACAAAGTCGTGCAAAAATTCAACTCGTTGTCAACAACCTATCAACATCTTCGGATATGGTCAAGACTGATGTGATATCGCTCATTCGTCAATACTTCGACATCTCCAATATCGCATTTGGTGATCAATTGTTTTTCTCGAGCCTGGCAGCATATGTTCAGACCAACACCAAATACGACATCCGGTCGATGTTGTTAGTGCCACTGTATCCAGAATTTCAATTTGGAGATTTGTATCAAGTGCAAAGCGCTGCTGATGAAATCTTAATTGCAGATGTGTCGGCAGTGGATATTCAAATAGTTGATACATTAACAGCTACAAACCTCAGACAGTAAGGTTATCAGAATCATCGCACTCTATAAATACTACACTCCTTGATCGTGGTGTAGTATTTTTCTGTGCGTCCACTACGTATCTAGCCCTAGTACTCCGATACTCACTAAAGGTGCCTGAATAATGTTTGAAGAATTTGGTAGCGACTATACACGCAAGAACTTGGATTTAGATTCGCTGCTCCCTGGTGTGAATCAGTCTGAAGTATCTAGTAGCATGTTATCTACGGTATTTCAACGATGGCTTACCAAACCTGAAGTTACAAATGTTGCCGGTACGATTGGATTTCCACTGACAAATGTATCTGAAGCTATCCTGGAAACTACAACAGGCCGCCAAGCCTACCAACTGTCGCCAGTATACTCAGTACAGTATGGAACAGAAGAAACGATCTTAAATTGGGCTGACATTCTGCGCAAAGCTGCCCATACTGGCATTGATCCTACTAGATATCGTGAATGGGGCAAGGTTAGTCAAATGAATTTTGCTCCACCCATCGCGCTGGATAAATTTATCCACTATAACGACTATTTCTGGGCAAACCCTGACAACGTCACTGAGAAACCAGATTACGTCACGATTACACGTGATGTGGCTGTACCCAATGCTTGGAGTGCATCCAATAAGTGGTACACTCAAACTCAGATCGAATCCCCATTCTTGTATGGGTTGTCGACAAATCCCACAGCATCATGGACAGGAATTGCAAAACAAGCAGTTCTACCTATAATTGAGTTTGATGACATCGAGCTCAATGCCTGGTCACAAGTACACAGGACCTGGAATCACCGACAAACACTTTCAGATCAGTGGACGACATCAATTACAGATCCGACTGATCTACAAATTCAAGATCCGTTGTTTCCACTATTGTGGGAACTTGTTGATGAGAGAGTATCACCATGTGTGCACCAACCACTACTACTGACTCCACACGCCTCACAACTCATCACTCAACCAACAACTCAAGTATACTGCCCAGCCTTTCTATTTGGACAGGATGCTATCATAGTTCATCACAATGGGAAGCGCGTATTCAACTATATTGAAGTTGAAACTCCTGGGTCCCAATATAGTACAGAAATTCAATTTCTGACCCCTGTTGTTGGTAGCGTGGAAATTTTCCACGGAGCTCAAACCGCGGCAGACGTTGGTAGAGAAGATGTGGTTACAAAAGTGCTATCATCAGCGGCTGTATTCACAGACTTTGCTGGTATTGAAGTCTCGGGTACTATTAGAAAAAATCTAACCAAGTATCGATACACTGACCAGGTAAAGTCTGCATACTCTCAACAACCCAGGTTTAATTTGTATGATGTTGCTACGAGTGAGTTGCACTCAATTGGTACCATATGGGAATATGTTGGAGACCCCGATGCGGGAGTTACACCTCAACTCAACAAACGCATTTGGGTATCAAATGGCCGTGAAGACTTCAAGTTTTCGACTGACCTCACTACAACCACAAACGAGTTGTTGGCCTTCAAACACAGTTCAAACTTCAGCACAATCTGGAGAGGGCCACACCAATATGTTCCACGCTATGTGAATCAAGATAGGGTTGCTGATGGCGAACTGCCTGGAGTTTCTGTCCCGCCTGGGTCGGGGACTTGGGAACCATCACCACTGCTGGCAGCGAACCCTATGCGCGAAACTCGCCGAGTTGTTAGATATAGTGAGATTGCTCCCCATTTCAAGTCAATTAGCGAACATCAACCACCCACTGGTGGTGCTCCGACAGATTGGTCGCTCGGTGGAATCATTAAGATAGCGCACGGTGGAGAAATTCATTGGATATCGTCAATGATTGCTAAGCACATTGCAATGCCTAATCTGATTAACTTCATTATCGATCAAACCTACGCACACACAGCATTCGTCGAGCAGCAGGCTACATTATTGTTGGCGGATCTAATTGCTACTGCGGAACACAACGCTGAAACGATTGCGGCTGTAATATACAGTTCGATTAAAACCGCTGCAGTGACTAGCGGTACAAATGATTTAGTGTTCCAAGATTCAGCAACCTATAATGTGACCACGGGCGTGGGCTTTCCAAATTTAGTACCGTCGCTAGCTATGTATGGCATTGTACCACTCACTACTCCAACTCTGGTCGCAGACCCATCACTTGGTGTAATATCACTAACCTCCCACACAGGATCCAAGCGTATCCTAGCAGTCAACAAAGCCAGGCATGACTCGGTAGTATCTAGTGTAGTAGCGACAGGATCTGTTGTGACAGCAAATGTCCCACCACTTCCTATAGCTAGAAATGCTCTCTGGTTGAACACATCAACCAACCAACTAATGAGTTTGGTAGTCGACTACATCGCAACTTCAGCACCACAAGGCCTAATCCCAACTGGTAAGTTCTGGTTAGAAACGCCAACAAATGTACTGTACCAAATGACTAATTTGGGTTGGGCAATCGTACCTACCATTCGTGCGTGGCACACCCTCGACACTGCTGTCATACTAGCGCAAGTGCAGCTATTGTTTGAGACAGACCTGCACAAGCGAACCCTGGAGCGTAATCCACAACCACTTTCGTTACTGGATATTAACACGCAGCACACAGCACTCGAAGCTAGTGGGTTGACCAAAGCATATCAAACCGCCTACAAGCGATTGGTACGCACCCGAAATCAGACTAATGCACTAACTCGATCGTATGTTGCTACAAAGGCGTTTACGTGGTGGTACGGCAATACATTCACCCCCGCTATCAACGCACCTTACCCAACCATTCCCGTCGAGTGGGCAAATACTACATTGGAGATTTACTCCAATCTATATGGAACCTCATACCCGCACCGCGAACCATGGCGTCTGCAGGGTTACATAAACGAACCCACCTGGTGGAAGGTTGAGTACTCTGACCAATCTCGGTTTCGAGTGTGGACTCAGACAATGTGGGAAAATATTGCTCAAGGGATTGTCCCACCTGGATATCCTCTGCCAGACGATGTTGCTATTTCAAGTGGAGTAGCAGGCGAAGTATTGGGTTGTGTTAGAACATCAGTCAATACAACTGACTATACAACTTCTGATGGAATTTTACCAGACGGTCTGCTTCCGCCTTATTGGGTGCCCGTATCACCGACTGATCAACAAGTAGACGGGCAGCAGTTATTGACAAATATATCTGCGATAGGATCCACCACTCCTCCATCAGTACTCCCATATAGAGCAGGTAGCAACTTGGAGTTTATCTGGAGATGGTCTGACGACTTCGTCAGAGCTCAACTACAAACAGCACACGCAGCAGATCCTTTTGAATTCTACAAATTGGTGGTCATGCAAGCTGACACCATTGTAGTTGGTGGGTTAACAATCAATACCAATACTCGCAATGTCCACTCTCAACTAGACTCCCTACTTGGTGACAATCTCCACTCGGACAGATCACTAATGAGTCTTGTTGTACTCTTCAGCAGATACAACAATTTGTTGAGCGTCAACGATTCACCCCTACTTGCTTGGAAGTCTTGGACTACCAAGCTTGCTTATCAAACAGGCTCACTAATAGTTCCTCAGACTCTCCGAATATATGAAGAGTGTTCACCACTGACAAACTACAAACTTGCACTCAAGCGCACCGAGAATGTAAAAACTATATCATTCTCAAATCTTATCGTGACACTCAATAAGGCAGGATCCCCACTCACGCTACCTGCAGGTACTGGAGACGATTGGGAATATAAGATCGATACTTCTGAGTCCATTGTGGAAACCCGCCGCCGGTACGGAATGTTGAGACGCTCCGTGACATGGAAGCCTTCCCTACTCGCATTTCAATGTGTGGGTAGTGCACCTTGGATTACAGGAGAAACAATTACTATAGTAATTGATGGAGTGTCTAGTGTATTATATGTGCGCAATATGCCGCATATTACAACCTCTTCACACAGCTTTTTCCAACTATGTGACGACATCGACCAAGCACTAATATCCCAAGGGACTACAGCAGTGTTTGGAATGAACGAATTCGTTGCAGAAGCTAAATCTATAGAGTCAACATTTCACTCAGCTGTTGATAATGTGAAGCGAGTTTGGGAGTATATTGTTCCGGATAGAAATGAAATTATCCCATTTGAGTTTCCAGTAGTTGTTACCGGTGTACAGAATCTAATTGACTTCATTCACTCGTATGTGCGGTTCATGGAGGATGATGGTGTTGTGTTTGCTTATGGCGGAAACCCAACGTACGATCCTGATACTCAAGAATTGGTAGACTGGAACCAGCAAGTTAGACGAATGTTGAGTACCATATACAATTCATATGGACTGTCAAATCGGAGATATGTACCTGAAGATTCATACAATACTCGACTAGCACTAGATATTCCGTATGTAGAACTCAATCCATTCCGTGATCGAATCTGGGTGAATACTCCCGAAGGTGTGATATGTAACATTTACAATACTCCATACACTACCGAACTGCAATCCACAGCGGCAATATATGATGATATTGGCGATCCGATCACCTCTGATGTAGTTCCGCTGCGTACTGACAGAATCACTACATTCTTTTACGAAAATAAGAATCGTGTAGGCAATGCAGTACCAAATCAAAACAAATTCCAACATATTGGTTCAGGTAAAGTGTCTGTTGATTACTATGAACACGCGCTACTCTTCGATGCTCAGACTGCTGGTGGGCTCGTTATCTATGATCCATTTCTAAATATCCAGAAACCTACAATGAGGTTGGAATTTCAGCGCAGTTCTAGACACTTCTACCGCCCAACCATGGGTGGATTTGTAGTAACCCCTAACACTACTCTACCAAATCTGGAAACAACCGCCCAATACCAACGCCAGGATTGGAATGTTAATAATAGCAATGAGTTGATCCAGTCTACTACAGACGTTCGCACAGGCATGGGTAAGCTTCCGCTCTCATATTTTCAGAATGTCCCAGTTACATCCAAGACTGAGTTTCAATTTTGGCAAAAGATGATCCGCCAAAAGGGTACCAAAGGTGTTGTGGATGTTTTCACTAAGCATACTCTGTATGACCAAAAAGAAGTAGATGAGTTTTGGGCATGGAAGTTAGGTACTTTCGGCACCGTCCATCAGAGAGATCAAATAGCTTTCAACATCACTTCAGATGATTTATTGAATGATTTTTGCAACTTCAGGTTCAGTACGTGATAGTTTTGATTAAATACACCTAACATCAGAACTCACTACCGAACTCTGTCACCAGTCTGACTGAGTAAACACCGACACTATGGCTAAAAATCCCGGAATATCAAACCTCAATGAGGTTCGTGAACAACTCGCAGAGCAATCACCGGCGCTAAGTGTGGCGTATTCGGAGATAGACACCGATTTCCCAGTGTCTGATATATTCAGTACCGATCAAGCTAGGTGGATTGACTATCCAAATTACTCCAATAGAATCGACACTACTGTTGGTGTCCAATTTGCCGCCGAAATCCTTCCACCTAACGTTTATGTAATCGATCGCAGCGCTAGCGCTACTAATTTGACCACAATGTCATTCGCTTCCCGACTAGCTCATGGCCTGCTCGGTGATCAAGTTGATGTCAAGTTGTTCATGTTTGATACTGTATTACGAGACACTCAGGTTGTATCGTCAGATATCCAGCGGATATTCACATTTACTAGCAATATTCCAATAAACACCATAAACACCCCATTTACATCCAAACTGTATGTTGGGTCTACTGAGATTACAGGTTTCACACTCAACGGACTAACGGTCACACTCGCCGCCCCGGTAGCAATTGGTGTTGAATTGACGCTACTACTAGCAGTGGACGCGAGACCAACAGTAATACAACTAAATGACCCATCGGATTATGTAGTTATTAACAACGAACTAATTCACTGGACATATGACATCGCGACCTGGGTACCAGCTTCTGGCATTGCGTTCGTTGTAATTCAACCAATGCTGCCGAGATATTCAAAATATGCTCCAATTCGAATCATAAACAACCACGATAAATCTATCGTGAAGTCGCTCAACCGGTGGGATCCTAAATTCAACCTACATTCTCGTTCGATTAATCAAATTGATGTAACATCAGATACTGACCCAGCCATATACTCAGTCGACAAATTAGTGACGAGCGACGGCTCTCCTGGCAATCAATGGACATCACACCAGCAAGGTACATACTGGTGGGCTACCAACACAAGGTTGTACCGCCCTTATAACGATACTCACATTGCATCATTCGATCAAGCTACCTCGAGTTGGGGTCAGCTACACGAAGGTACTGAACTTGTGGTGTACCAATGGGTAGCATCAAACAAGCAGCCGTCTGCAGTCAAAGATTCTACAGAACCATATAGTAGGATACTATCCAAAACGCGAAAGTATAATGATGTTGTGTTATGGGACGCAGGTACAACGCAAACAGTCTTCACATCTCTGACACCAATATTGTTCACAACCGGTAAACTGGTGTCTGTATACGAACGGGTAGGAACTGCCGGAAATAAAGTATCTACGGGAATCACACTAGGGCTGCCGTATGTTATAACCGTACTAACCCCAACTACTTTCATACTGGAAACAGAAGCCGGGGATCCGGTGATTAGTTTGACGACACCCATCGGCGACTTTCGGATCGCAGATAGTGATTGGGACGCATATCCCAGCATTGTCGAACCACCAGTTACAGAGAGATTTTACTGCTTCGACAATTCAGTGTTCCCAAACACTTATGTGAATCCAAAGTTTTATTTTCAACACCCCACGATGATCCGCCGCCTACCAGATGATGATAATGTTATCGTCTGGGTTAATGGCCTCGAATCCCCTTACGTACTTGATCAGGACGACCTATCTGTTACGATACTGAATGATGTTGGTGAGCCATCTACCGATCTTGGTCCGCAAGACATAATCGATGTGCAGCTGCTGGAACCAACACCAACAATACGAAAGACCACCACAGATCTAATTGACACCAATAATATGATCACGTACTACGTCAGAGACTTCCCGTACTCTGAACGAGATGATGGTGTGACTACAACATACTACTTCTGGATTCGGAAGTATGATGTTATTCCAACGGGGAAAACTCTCACCACTACTGATGTTGAACTCGACTTAGCTGTGGGGGACAGTAGAGAGTTTTTCGTGCTACGCAACCCAAACCGCACAGCTACAGGTGAGTTCGTGTATGACATTATTACCACTAAGGGATTATTTGATCTGAATAGTCCTAAACCTCACGCATACTCCATTGCACTTGATTTGGATCCAAATATTCGTGCACGGTATGAGTCTGATACTAATCAGAAAGTTGCACATGATCAGTGGGTACTATTCCGACCCAAACAAAAAAATAAGATACTGCCAGCAATCTGGGCGCGAATAACTCAAACAATATCTGGTATAAACTCAGATGGTGAGATAGTACCGAGCTCAAGTAGAGCGACATACGACTTCTTGAACTCCACCCAAACTCAGTATGGGTCGGGGCACGATCAGGTGATGTTTAGTACAACAGAGGCTCGTGAGCTATTTTTAGATTATATGCGAACTGCAAGTCTTGTAACAGAAGACCGCCACACAATTCTCGAAATATTGGCAAGACCGTTAAATACCCCACACGATTACAATAGTGCATTGTTGATGATGTATCAGGCGTGCTTTCCAAGTACGATAAATGATCTAACATTTTTGATAATTAATGTTGCAATGTATAAAGGGCACGAGCTTGTGGATTTAATGAAAACTAGTTACATATCACTAAATGCCTCACAGGAAGTTATCTTAGGGTAATCATCAGATGAGCTCACTACTATTCTCCCCGTCGTGTCTTAGTCCTATTCAAGGGTTGGTTGACTTTACGCTAGACGCAAAGCCCTTCCATACCAAAATCTTATCAGCTGGAATTCAAATAAATTTCTCCGATGATTTGAATGTCGCTCCAGAGGAAGACTTCTTTTCGATTGTGCACCTCGGCTTCAATCTACACACAGATAATTGTGACCAACCCCCTGATTGTTGTGTCATACAAGGTCTGGAGACGACCGTTCTTGAAGATTTGGGAATTGAGATGGATTCCCCAATATACTCAATTATCACTGACCCCAGAGGCTTGGATATTAATCCCGAAACGAACGCACCATATCGAAATCCACTATGGTACATCGGACTGAGTTCTGGGGGAGTTCCTGTGTTTTACGACTTCCCGATGTGTGATGTTGAACCAACGATATCAACTACCATGCCTGGTTGTGAAATTGGATTCGAGGTATATCCATATGAAACTACTGGATACGAATTTGGAGATCCGCTGTGTGAGGTTTATTGCGAACCTCAACCAGCATGTGAGACAGGGCTTGAGGGTGAGTTACTTGAATCAAACCTACTCGAGTCGGGGACAATTGATTGTGAAGCCGTGTGTGGATACCAGCCAAGTATGAGGATTGGTCTTGAACTAGGAGAGTTGGAAGAATTTCCCATCGAGTATGCAGATCCAATCCCAACCGAAATTTGGTCTAACAACTATCACGGCCCTTGCACGGTACCTTCTACATCACCTTGCCCTGACATCTCTCATACGACTGTATCAGCTGCAATGGTGGAGTTTTTCCAGGTTATTGAAGATGGTGTACTATTACTAGAGATTGGTTAAAAATGATACTCGAATCCACAATTCAACAAGTTCAGCAAGCTACGACAACCATGCCAAGTGATCGCGATGAGCGATCGAAAGGCGTCAAGTTAGTTGGATCGGTTGAGTGTAGTGCAGTTCCACCTGGAGTGCTATTCTCCGCTACTACGGCGACCAAACAACGTGTACATCTCAGAGTGCTTGACACTATTGAACAACCTGATGGCGTGCAGGTGCAACTTGTAGATGGTGAGTCGATAAACATACACCCGATCGACTCGAGGGGTGATAAAATACAACTTAATTGTACTTGTGAAGATTTTACATTTCGACTGGCACGAGCGAATTCGAGTGTAGGGGTTTTGTTTGGATCAATTAGCAAACCGTATATCAAGAAAACTAGTTCCCCTGTAAGCAACACATCCATTGGTATGTGTAAACACCTTATGAAATTAATTGCTACCCTCACAGCAAGTGGTATAATCAAGTAGTGATTTTGTAGTGATCTAGTAGAACGCACGATCTTTTGGCTAAATACACCACATCACTGAATATGTTGGTATTTGAATATGTTAGTTCCATTCCGTCAAGGTATTGTAAATTCTCAAAAACAAGGCTTAGTTCCTGGCTTTTTATCGGTCCAGGCTGGTAATATTACACTATTAGCTGACAACACTCCTTTGATAATGTGCTTTGCGCACGGCGCGAGTGATTATCTAATTTCCGTAGACTCAACCAAATTAAATGCTTGGACTGGATTCGGATCATCAAGCTATCCAACAGGGGTATCTTACTGGTTATATATTGACGTCGATCCAGCTACTGGTTTGATAACATACGGCCAGGTCCCAACCGCCCAAACCAACGCATCTAAAGCTCCTACAAACCCACTGCCTAACCAACACTGGTATGATATGAACAGTTCCAAGATGAAAGTTTGGACAGGCAATACATGGCAAGTTAGAATTCGACTTTTTGTTGCAGAGTTCACCAACTCCTCAACAATTTCATACATCCCGTATGGTACCCAAGTGGGTAAATCAACGAGCGTCAATGCAGGCCGCATTGCTTTTGACTCATATAGCAAGCCAATCAGAAAGAGTACGGGTGAATTTTTTACAACTGAAGACTCAATCTATGTAAATGGAATCGTATCTGCACCTAACTCTTATGAGACCCGCCGTCTTGCTGTTACCGCCCTGGAGCCAATTCCAGCGAGATCGATCGTGGCACTTGCACAGTTCGATAAAGTTGTTGTAGCTCGATATGAAGATACTGGGACACGAGTACTAGGATTTGCAAACAATGCAATGGCTATTGGCCAGACAGAAGAAATTGTATTAAGTGGTGTGATCGAGAATACCGCATGGAACTTCTCGACAGTGAATGATAATATATGGGTAGAGCTTGGCCAGCCGGTTGTAGTGAGTCCTTTTGCAGTTACGTCTGGTCGAGGAATTCAACAGCCAATCGGTAAGGTAATTGCACCACAAAAGATTCGTTTTAATCCTCCAAATTTCCACATACCTACCGTGGCTGGTACCCCAACCGCTGGACCGACAAATATATGGATTACAACAATCGACACCAGTAATGCAGCAAACTTGCTGAGTTACGGTACCTATGACACGCACAAGTTCACTGGAAATACAGTATCGAGTACTGCAATATTACCACCATCAGCACCACATCGGATGAAGTTAACCCCCGGGTACTATACATTTACATTCAATGGTGCGCTCTCAGCAGATTTCATCGGCAATCCCCGAACTACCATCGCAGTTTCCAACGCTCCAACCGCGTGGCCACTACTGCCGGCCCAAGGATGGACATCTCAAAATACTGGTGGTGTATCGGACACGGAGACGGGTTTGACTGAAGTTGTTGAGTCGGTTACATACACAACGACCCTACTGGTGGTTGACGAAGTAGAGTTTGCGATTCAAAATACATTAAACCCAAATACGCTAGTTCGAACTTCAGTCACAGGAACGTTGATTATCGAGCAACTCAATGTAACCATTTAACGATAGTAAATCAAATATCCGAAAAACTAGAGGAGTAAATAACACACTCCTCTAGTTTTTCGTTGTATAACAATACAATCCACATATACATGTCTATCAATCCACTATTAGAATCAACATCATTTCGTCTACCCGGAGAGACTGTTAAGTTACCTAGCTTGGCTCTGTTCTATGACAACACTGTAGTAGATGATACTGTCCTCGTCGAGGGTGAAGTGTACGTACAACCCATGACGACGTATGAAGAGTTACTGATGAAAACTCCTGAGTTGATCTACAGCGGTCAGGCTCTAACTCAAGTATTCGGCAAGTGTATTCCTCAAATCAAACAACCAATGCAGCTATTAGCTAAAGATGTTGACTTCTTGTTGATAGCGCTCCGCAAAATTTCCCTCGGGTCTGTCGTAACAATCACACATACCCACACGTGCGATGATGCTCATGAACATAACTACAACGTAGATGTGAGTAGCTTTATTAAGGACACTAATAATGTCGACCCATCGACAGTAACCACACTATTTGAAACTACCCTAGATAATGGTCAAATTGTGAAACTTAAACCTTACACAATGGGTGCAGTGTTATCACTATCCCAAACGGCCGTTGCTCAACAAGACAAATTAGAAGCAATGTCTGAACTTGAGTTAGTAAATTACATGCGTGATAGCATACTGTTGAATATACTGCCAGCAATTGTATCGGTTGGTGATGTTACAGATGAAAATCATATTCTGGAGTGGTTGAATAATTTACCGATGGCTTGGATCAAGCGACTCAACGCTACAATTGAGAACACTAACGCTTGGGGAGTAGATTTTACTACAGAACAAGTTTGTAAAGATTGTGGTGAGTCATTCACGACTATTGTCCCTTTGAATCCACTAAGTTTTTTTACGGAACCCTCAGGTCTGGAGATGTAGACCGCATCCGAGAGCTGTTCGCGGCTCTTGAAGATGAAGCGCGAGGGTTAATCAAGACTGTTATAGATTTGGTGTACTTCATGCGTGGTGCAGTATCTTACGAGGAAATGATGCGCCGTTGCTTTGCTGAACGGCAACTAATTGGCGAATTTCTCAGTGAACGCCTAACTACAGAGTCTAACAAAGAGTTCCAGGTCTATTAACCAGCAAAGCGCACCGGTTACTAAATATAGAATGCGCTCGCTACTGCATTACACTGGTTAAACCGAGCTTATTTGATACAAAACATGGCTACAACTCCGCAGAATCAATTAGGGAATACATTATCAGCTGCTGATGTGAAGGAACTCACACGCGCCATGGCTAGACTGTCAACAATAATGACAGGCCAAATTAAGCCCCTGGCTAAGGCACTGGACCTACTATCAGGACTTACGACAGATTCCGTAGGGGTTGGTCGACAGGTACTCAAATCGGACCGTGACACAAGAAAGGTCGATCAGAAGCTGATTGACTCTTTGGTTAACCTCACGGAGTCAAATGAGCAAGACAAACGAAAATTAGCAGAAGCTGTTGCACTTGCCCAGCAGACTCTGCAACAAGCTGCTGCTAATACCCGCACCGCCGCTGAGAGAGCTCTGAAAACAGCCGAAGCTGATTACCTCAAGTTCCACGATCAGATGAAGCAGGTGATGGAGCCGATCATCCAGTATACCGACGATTCGAGTGAGCAGTTTGCAAAACAACTTGAATTAGAAAAACAGTCCGTAGAACTAAAAATCAAGGAATCTACCTCTCGTAAGGAACGAATATCGGCTGAGAAACAACTGTCGACGATTCAAGCTCAAATCGCCGAAAAAAATGAATCTGATGCTACGACTCGACTAACCGCCACCAAGGCTGCATATGCAGCCCACAGTTCGTTAGCGAACCAAACGGCTCAAAAGCGAGCTCAACTTGAGTACGATACAGCAAAAGCAAATAGCGCTCGAGCAGCTAAACTAGCAGCGCCCAATGGCGCTCTTGTCCCGGTATTCGAAACTCTGGCTAAGCGAGTAAAGGAATTTGTAGCTGGACTATCTCTTGCAAGTGCTGCAACGTCAGTATATGGTGATATGATCACTCAGAGATCAACAGGCGGCGCAAATTCGATAATCGGTGGGAATGATAACAACAGTAGCATATTAGGCAACTATGGGACTGCGGCTGCACAGGGTATAAACACAAAGACGTTGATGGAGATCCGACAATCAACACGCGCGGCTGAACTGAGTGCTGGATCCCAAGCAAAGTTTGACCAAGCACTATTCGGAAACTTGGCAGGGCTGTACGATATTACAGAGAGTCGTAATGAGGCTGCCCAGATAGGAGCAGGAATTCTATCCGCAACTCAAGAGGTGGGAATCTCAGCCCCTGTTGGCGGCAAGTTGCTTGGTGATCTGACAGAGCAGTTCGGCAAACTGAGTCGATTGACAGGACTGAGCACGATATCCATAGCTAAGATGACTGAGGGCATCACAAAGGATTCAGATCAGCGAGAAATCATGTTGGGTATGGGCGAGAAGCAAAAGTCCATGTACCTACTAGAGCAAGTGCAGAGAATGGCTCAGTATAAACAGGCCGGTTATTCGATAGAGCAAGCTCAGGAACTAATACGACTGCAAGCTCAACAACACAATAAAAAAGCACTGTCTAAGTTCACAGACTACTACACTCAACAGTTACACGTGTCGCAAATAGAAAAGGGACTACGAGATACTGGTAATGGGGACCGCGCTGCGAAGGTTGCCGCCGCCCAACAGCGAGACCGCGAGTTGGAAATGCGAGGACGAAATGTCCAAGCATCGTCTCCTGAAGGACAACAAATTATCAAGGAGCGTGCGGAACTCAAAGGCATCATTGGTGAACAAGCTAAATTCCTGATTAACTCTCAAACCACGGCAGGTGATACCGGTAAGAATGTAGCTGTGTTACAACAGTGGCAGGAATCATTAGATAAACTCAAGGGTACTGATGCAGCATACGGGATAGTAAATCAAGGCGCCAAAGACGTTGACCAAACAGCTGCAAAAGCAGCATCACCCAGTGGATCAGCAGCAACAAATGGGGTTACGACTTTAGTTGACCGTGTATCCAGCATATTAACAAATCCAATCCTACAAGGCGCAGGCGGCCTTGCATATTTTACCTCCACAATGTTTTTTCACGGTGTCGCGATCAAATACATGATGATGAAAATGAGAACATCTGTAGGTAGTTTAGCAAAAGGTGCGCTGGATAGTGTGAAAGGTGGTGCTGGTAAAGTTGGTGAAATAGCTAGGAAAACAGGGAGCAAGATAGGCTCCGCAGCTAAAACAGCTTGGGATGCGACAAAAACAGGTGGTGGATATCTCGCAGATGTAGCCAAGTCAAGTGGGAGCAAGATAGGCTCTGCAGCTAAAACAGCTTGGGATGCGACAAAAACAGGTGGTGGATATCTATTAAACGCCGCCAAAGTAGGAGGAAGTTCGCTAGTAGGGAATGCTGGAAAGATCGCATCTATTGGATCCAAACTATCATTAGCTGGAATAGCCTCATATATTGGTGGTGAGTTTTTGGACGATAGAGCGAAAGCTGAAACAGCAAAGGGAAATATCAAAACTGGTGCGGCCCTCGATACAGCAGGGTACGCTTTGCAAGGTGGAGCGCTTGGTGCGACAATAGGGTCGTTCGTACCAGTAGCTGGTACTGCAGTTGGTGCAGCAGTTGGTGCGGGTATGGGAGGGGCATATGGTCTGTACCAAAATTGGACTAAGTCACCAACAAGCCCAAAGTTGGGTGATGTCCCTACTGATGTCCAACCAGGTAAGATAGCAACTCCATCCCAACCGCTGATGAGCTCAGCATTAGCGGACAAGAAAGCGGACGCAATCTCCAGTTTAACATCCGCCGCAAAAACCCTACCTGGTGCTAATGATGGAACATCAACTAGTACAAAAACCCCCGACGAGCCTAGTAGGGACCAAAGCCTTGTGGCCATAGAACAATTGACAGCGCGAGTAGTACAGTTACTAGAGTTGATGATTAATAAACCTGAATCTGAAAGTCAGACTAAGTTGACCAATGAGTATATGCGAAACGGGTCTAATCTTCGCATCGCCACTGCTATGTACAGCCAACCAGTAATCAATGTTCCCTCATAGTTTTTGCGCCCAACAATAGTAGAGCTAAATAAGTTCTACTATCTCACGCACATCAATCCAAATATGAATGAAAACGCTAAGTTTTCGGGGTACTTCAAGTTAGTAAACATTGAACCGACTCCTACCCAACTCCAGGATAACATTACCTTCGATACAATGTCGATGAGTACTGTCACAGGCTGGTACAACAACATTGTAACCGGATCAGGTAATCGCTTGAGTCGATATGCTGAGTATGATCTAATGGATTCAGATGTTGATGTGTCAAGAGCACTTGATATCATCGCAGAAGAGATGACCAATGAGAACGATGGCGAAACACTCTCAGTAGAGCTGGAGACTGATGTTGTTGATGAAATTGGACAAGTCACTCTGAATACTGCCCTGCGCCGCTGGTGTAAGATGATTGGGTTGGAGGCTAAACTATTTGACATTGCCAGGCATCTGATCAAGTATGGGGACGTTGTCTTTAACAAAGTTGATACCTTTTCCCCTTGGGAATATGTCCCCATCAAGAATGTATCAGGAGCATACGTCGATCAGAATAACGCAAGTCTCATAATTGGGCTCGTGGTAAATCAAAACTTTAAAAGCACAGTACCAAAGACGCTGGGAGTAAACTCTAATACCCTGGAAATTACTCCTATGAGCAAATTGGTGAGATTCACCCTAAACAATGGAATGAGTGAATCAGCACCTTTTGGGTTGTCGATCCTCAATTCAGTATATCGAGCTTATCAACAAAAAAAGCTGATCGAAGACTCCATCATCATATACCGTGTTCAACGAGCTCCGGAGAAACGTGTGTTTTATATCGATGTTGGTAAAATGCCACCTCCAAGGCGTAAAGCGTACCTGGAGCAGGTTAAGTTGGAGATGCGTCAAAAGAAGATTCCAACAGTTAATAATTCTAGCGACTCGGGAATCGACAATATGTATGATCCTCAAGATATGATGGAAGATTTCTTCCTTGCGACATCAGGAGAGGGTGGAAGAGGAAGTAAGATTGAGGTACTGCCTGGCGGTGCGAATCTGGGTGAACTCTCTGACTTGAATCACTTCTCTGATAAACTGGCTCAAGGACTAAGAATTCCAGTCAGTTGGACCAGAGATGGTACGAATGGCCCTACAGTTACCAATGATGGTAAGGTTGGCGCTGCGTTCATCCAAGAAGCACGGTTCGCTAAGTTTACTGAACGATTGCAAACTGCACTCCAGATCACCATCGACGCAGAATTCAAAGCATTTGTTAAGAGTGTTGGAATTAAGATCGACCCCCACTACTTCTCGGTTGTACTACCTAAACCTAGCAACTTTGACTCTTATCGTCAAGCTGAGAAGGATGCTGCTCTACTCAACTTGCTAAGCCAGACAAGTACTGTAGCAACCCTGTCCCCACGATTCGCAGCAAGGCGTTATCTGCAAATGACACAGAATGAAATAATTGAAAATGAGCGCATGTTGCGTGAAGAGCGTGGAATTGCGTTGGATGATCCACAACTCATTACAAAACTATACTCACCTGACTCAGTAGTAGCAGGCGATTCAGAAGCACCGGCGGACAGCATCGAATTAGATGCAGCATAACTTTTTACACACCCACTAAGGATACTAATCACATGGATACTAATGTAAAACAACAATACTCTGATTTAATAGACACCATTGTTCGTCAAGGGGACCCCTCTGCTGCAATCGCAGCTGTTCTGGCCGCTCGGCTACCCGACGTTGTTCAAACTGTTGGAGTGACTATCGATCCGACGGCTCCTCGTGTAAACCTCAACCCAGCGTAGTAAATACCCCATACTACACATAAAGAGTTCACTAAAATGCATACTACCTTCTTACGCGAGATTTACACTCCTGATCAAACACAATTCGTATCCGAATCCGTCCTGGACGCCAAGGGAGAGAAATTCTGGTACCTAGAAGGTATTGTGATGCAGTCTGAAATGAAAAACCGCAATGGTAGAAATTACCCAAGACAGGAAATCTCCAATGCAGTCGCAACTCTACAAGAATCAATCAACAACAAGCAGTGCTATGGTGAATTGGATCATCCACTAGATTCGCGGATCAGTGTTGAGTTAAAAAATGTTTCTCACATCTTCGAGAAACTAATGATGCGAGACAACGATGCGGTCGGCCGCATTAAAATCCTTGGCACTCCAATGGGTCAAATTGCTGCTGCAATTATTGAAGGCGGTGGACAACTTGGAGTATCCTCTCGAGGTACGGGTGATGTTGTTGAGGGTGGGAGCGTCCGCAATTTTGTGGTCTCATGTTTAGACATCGTAGCAACACCAAGTGCTATGGGTGCTGTTCCCATGTCCATCAAGGAAGCACTCGAAGATTCGATCTCTGGTCGCCGTGTACAGACCCTAGCAGAAGCACTCCAAGAGGATAAATCTGCCCAGAAATACTTCAACACAGAAGTGCAAAAATTTCTGCGCTCGTTCTTAGGATAATGTCGCAATGTCGACCCTGAAATTCTCAGAATACCTAGCAGAGTCGGCAGTCAACTCACTCCCATCCGTCACAATCCTCCCAGGTTCGCACGTGGACGCAGTTAAAAATGCCATGCCTGAATATGGTGACGCAGTTCGGTGTGCGAGCAATGGTGCAGTGTTATATCGTGCTGTTAAACTATCGATGAATCATTCGTATGCGGTCGATCCAAAAACTGGTACCAGAACATCGACAAATGAACACAATCACCACACCGTACTGATGTCGGATATTCTACCATCGTGGGCAAGCTATCCCAGGCGAGACAAATCTCTGTGCTGTACCAATAGTGAATATGTTGCGTTAAATTATGGCCGTCAAGTGTTTGTCACACTACCTCACAATGGCACAACTCTTGCTGTCGCACCGCTAGGGGACATGTGGGAATCTTTCTCCATTACAAACCTAGAGAATTTGGCGTGGGATATAATCGACGCGACCGCCAAAACTATATCAACCAGTTCATACAAAGCTGCTAGGTACCACGCTGAGTACCTTGAGACTCTAATCGACATAAGTTCTATCCTAGAAATTGTTGGAGTACGAGCTAATAAGGCTGAGCTCGCTGAGTGGTTGAGTACACACAACCTCATGGCAAAGTTTGACAAGTATCTCAACCCCGAAACTAATGGGTTCAAGTTGATTAGTATATCCGAGCTGCCGACTTTAACTAAGCGCTCTCACGAGATTTGGTTCTCATCACCAGCCATCCTCATTCCAGGTGATAATTTCACCGCACCAACAAACCAATGAAATTCTCAGACTACCTATCCGAATCGATCAACGATACAGGAATATTTAAAGCAGTATTCTTTGCTGGTTCCCCGGGGGCTGGCAAGAGTTATGTATCCAAACAAATTACATCTGGTGGCGTAGCGCCCCGGTTAGTGAATACCGACAAAGCCTACGAACACCTGGTGCACACTGCAGGAGCACAGTTTTCTGGAACTGCTGATGAATATGTCGATAAAGCAATGCAACTGACGCAGACGTCTCTCGTAAACTACATCAATGGTGTACTTCCGATCTACATTGACGGAACTAGTAATAGCCCCAGTTCACTTTTTCAGCGGATGGGTATTCTAGAATCTTTTGGATATGATGTTGGAATGGTGTTTATTAATACCGATCTTGACGTTGCGTTAGATAGGGCAGCAAGTCGCGAAAGGTTTGTTCCACCTGATTTTATCAAGTCTGTCCATGCTAAAGTAAACAAGAACAAATCATTTTATGCATCTAAGTTTGGACGTAACTTCGTTGAGATCACAAACAACGGTGAATTAACTGATGAAGTTATTTTGGGTGGATACAGAAAAATGAGTAGCTTCTTCAGCTCCCCAATACAATCACCCATTGGGCAAGATTTAAAAGAACGCATGGTAGAGGACAGACAGCAATACCTAGCACCAAACTATTTTTCTATCGAACAGATCCAGAAAAAGGTATCAGTTTGGTATAATTCTTAGTGTTATTCTAACCCAACAATTTAATGAAATGAGCGCGACAAAATGAATTTTTTACTATCAATTCTGCCAGAATTTTTCGCAAGGTGACAGCAATATACCGTCAACTAATTTTGATGTATATCAATTAGATCCTGACTTAGAGTTGTCTGAAATAGGTCCCGTGCTGTTCACATCACACAATCTAGCTACAGCAACTATGGAAATGAATCGAATTCACAAAGATCGTGGCATCGAGGTAGGTGTTCTACAGGATGGTGAATACTGGAGGCAGTATATTAAAAATGATGATGTTGCAGAAGCGACTGATTGGATAGG